AACAACATTAGCATCTGTATTGACAGCAAGATCGTATGAGTCATAATTATTCACAATGTTATGACGATACGCGTTTAAGAAACTTGCAATGTCTTTTGCACGTTTAGCGCTGTCAACAACTTCGCCATTGTTAGGCCCTTTGAACTGATGAATTGCCCATGATCCGTTATTAAGAACTCTAAATTGCAGTGATGCATATGGCAATCCAGTTTTACCATCTCTAAAACTGGCCATAATTGATGAGCCATTATTTACGCCATCAATATAACCTTTCATTTGTAGTGTTGCGTTGGGTGAGATTTCGCCTGTTACCGGGTCAGCATAAGGTATGTAATGCGGTCCATTTATGCCTGTAAATGCATGTATTTCTCTTCCTGTGGAGCCTTTATTGCTCATACAATGATTAAGTACCGCCGTGTCCACTGACATAAGCCTAGTGATTTCGTCAGGCGTAAAGTTTTGATTGTCAATGACAATTACTCGAGTGCCATCAGGTTCAGGTGATTTTTGAAACTTATGTGCGTCTATTAAAGCTTGTTTTGACACGCGGTCACGATACGTTTGACGTTTTTGCTCTTCAAGCTTTAGCTTATCAGCAAGTGTCTCACTAACTTGTGCAACTGCTTTTGGGAAATCCAAATTTTGCAATTGTTTTTCTGTGATCTCATTCTTTAAGAACTTCTTGCCAATTTCAGCAATGGTTCTATCAATAGCAATTTGTAGCGCACCGGATGGCGCATATGAATAGAGTGTCTCAGTAGGTGGTGCGCGTTTTGTATGCTCAAAAAATTGTTGATGCGCTGTTTTAATGTTTGCCAAAAATGCATCACGCTCAGTCTCAGGCAAATTGCGTGAAAATACTATGGCTTCATCGGCAAAGTTTTCATATGCTATTGCTTGCACAAGATTATCGTATTGTTCCTTAACACGCTTAATTTTTCTATTAAGCCGATCTTCTTCTTGTGAGGCTGCAGCAAATGGCGCGTGATCACCTTCATTGCCTAATCCATGCTGTGCAATAGCTTCTTGAAATGCAGCAGCTTTTTCTTCTCTGGTTTTGTCAAGCAAGAAATTAAGATTATCTATTTCATTGCGTGCATCTCTTGCAGCCATGAACATAGGCGTTTTTACGGCTGGAAAGCCTGCAGCAGTTCTTTTTTCTTGTATTGTTGCCCATGTTTTTACGCTATTATCAAACGCCAATTCGCCGGTCTTTGTTCTAAAACCCTTGCCTTCAGCAGTTAGCTTGATAAGAGGATCTTCGGGTGTGCCAAGTTTAGATGAGATGAAATTCTTAACAACTTTATTCTCAACCCAATTATCAAAAGCATCAAGCTTTTTCATGTACTCTTTAGGCGTCGCAACATAATGATCGCCAATAATTTCTTTTGCCTTATCAGTTTGCAAAAATGCTTCAAGCTGCTGATTGCGAACGTTGTTGTAAGCTTCATCAGTATTAAACCGCGCTTTAAAAGCATTTTCTACTTGTGGGATTGGCGCATTAGGATACAGGCTCTTTTGATAATTGAGCCAGTACTCATCCCAAGCTTTTTCTAAACTAGAGCTAACATTCGTTGGTAGTAATAATGGGGCACGACCTGAAGGCATATATGCACCTGCCCAGACTTGTCCTTCTGAATAAGGCGCTTCTCTTGAATGTGGCAAGGTATACGTATAACCCATGTCATTCTTAAATGAGCGTAATAGCGTCATTGCAATATCTTGCGCATATACTTCACCAAGGTCTAAAGCAAAACGATTAGTCTCAGGTGGATATTGTGGCTGCACAACACGAGTGCCTGTAGGTCTAACCGCGCCTGATTGGCTTTCCAATAACAAACCTAAGTCTTGTCTATTTTGTGGAAAAGCCTCGGCAGTTGCAGCAATGCCTTTACCAAGCTGCGCACCAATTGTAGGCTCATCCATAACGTTGAGACGTGTAAGACCTTTTTGCTGCATGCGTATATCTGCAGGAATGTCTTTTATCTCGCCTAAGCGCATACCAGTACGAGCACCAGCAACTTGCATAGCTTCAGGCGTCATCAATGGACGACCTGGCGTAATGGGCCATAAATGCGGAGCCTTGGATTCTTCAAACATCTTACCTGCGGCGCCTATAATGTCTTGCCCGCCTTCAGTGCGAGGCATATAGGTCATGGCCTCAATGGTGTCCTTGACAACATCTCTGTTAACGTCAGGCGAAGGTGGACGATTAAATACTTTAGTACTAATGGCTTCAGGTACAGCTCTTGCCATGCCATACAAAGCACCGGCTGGCAAAGCTACTGAACCTGTACCTAACGTTGCAGCTGCTTCGGCAGGCGCGCGTAAAGGCTCGGATAAACGAGTTGAGACATTAAACGCAGGCAATGCGCCATAAGCTTTCTTAGTTGCATTAATAAGCTTATCAGCGTATGATTGTGGCTGTGGAGGAAAACGCTGTGATGTGTCCGACCTTGGTTGCATGCCCTCAATGTAATGCCGCTCGAGCATGTTTCGTATTTCAGGCGATTGGCGATCCAAGTCTGAAACTTTTGCACGTTGTGGAAGCGCCGGTACTTGTGACTGATCGCGTTGGCGACGGCGAGCTTCTTCAAGTGCCAATGCATATTGCATTTCATAGTCTTTGAGCTCAGGTGATCCAGGCTCTTGCAATGCCGATAGCAAACCTGCAAACTCATCCGTTGCCATGCTTAATCCTCATTTGGATAAAACTTCGTAAGTGGCTTACCTTGTAGTTTATTTCTAATATTGTCTTCGATAAATGCTTCAAATGGTCCGATAACATCTAATGCTGTATCCCAAACACTTTCGCCGGGCCCGTTTAATACACGTGTGCCAACATTAAAAATTTCATCGTATAATGTTTTATTTGTCTTGGAATTGTTAACGTAATCACGAGGCTCGTATTGCTCATTCGCAATGCGACTTGCAATAAATTCATGCTTTAAGGCTTCATATACGCCTAATGGCGCATTAATAATGTCATCTTCTGTTGGGTTGTCAGGTAAATTCTTGACAATATCTAAAATAACGGTGTTCATCTTTTCATTAGTAAGAAATTCTTTTACTAACTCAACAGCTGAGTTTGTGTCTTCTTCACGCACAATGCCTTGGTATAAACTATCCATACCATTTGAGACTCGATGCAAAGGCGTAAGCATAGCATCTTCATTAATGCCATGAGCACGAAATACATTGGCAGGTATGCCTGTCTCAGCGGCAAGCTTATCAACATTAAGCAGATCGCGATATACTTTATGGATTTGCGCATCTAATTCAGGATCGAGTTCATCCATGTACGGGTCCATAAGATGGAAGATTGTACTAGGCTCTTCGTCAAGTAATTCAACGTATTCGGGTCTTTCATCTTCAAGAATGCTTTTCAATTGATCAACAGCGTCATAAAATGCATCACCTGTTAATTGCTTTTTGACAAAGTCAGCAGCCGTACTGGCAAGCATACCACTATCGTATGTTTCTTTGTCGGTAAGCGCCGAAGTAAGCGGCGACTCATTAAACAATCCTAAGTCGAGCTTAGGTCTAAGGGCTTGGCTTGCAGCTGACTTGGCTGTTGTTTCCAAGAAACCACGGCGCGTCATAGGTGTACTAAGCGCTTTCTCAGCCAAAGTCTCCAACACACCCGGTTGCTGCTGCTCAGGTGCGGGTGCAGAAGGTGCAACATTAGGAGTTGGAGGCATAAGTGCCTCCGGACTTGGCTGTGAAGGCACAACAGGCAAACCACCTGGCTTTGGAGCCATAGGTGAAGGTATGACAGCAGGTAATTGATCCTGCATTGGCAGCTTAAAGAATGCTCGTCTTGATGGGTCAGCCAATTCAACCGGTGGGGGTTTAGGTGGCTTTTTACCAAAGAGCCCAACTTGTTGCATGTTTGGATCTCGTTGGAACATATCCATGCCGTCATTGCCGTAAACCGGTTCATCTTGCATGAGCATTTCAGCTCGCATACGAGCTAAGTCAGGCGCATCAGAGGGCATAAGGATTAGTCCTTCGCGGTCGCTCGTCAAATTCATCGTCATCATACACCGGATCGATGTTTATGAACCCCATGTCTCGTAAAATACGTAATGCTTGTGTCACGGTGTCCAATAAATCGTCATGTCTGACTTCGGGGTAAGCACAAAGCTGCGTGATAAGTGGCTCGGCCCAATCACGAGCACAGCCCTCATTCTTTAGGCTTTCAGGTATGTAGACACGACCACGTTGGATGATGGGTGCCACAATGTTAAGTCGTGTCATCTTATCGGCGCTGCCAGGATTATACGCTCTAACAGGCAGGCCGGCTCTTTGCAAGTCTTGCAAAAGACTAATACCGGCTGATTTGTCTTCGATTAAGATGAGATCAACCTTTTTGCCATGCCCAAACTCATTGGGATCGCCATACACGATGGTGGACTCTTCAACAACCTTAGGTCTTAAGTCCGGATATTGCATATACTCCTCCCAACAGTCAATGAGCATGACACTGGTAGGCTTATCCGGTCCGGGCTTAAATACACCCCATACGCTGCAGGCCGTAGGATCGTTGTGCGTCTTATCCGAAGTGGCGCAATCATACGATTGCACAACATAGTCAAACTGGGGCAAGGGCTTTTCAGCGCCCCAAAGCTTGAACCAATCCCGTTTGATAATGCCTGATTCCTCAGGATCGATAATCTCGGCGTAGATCTCTTGGCGACCAAGCTTTGTGCCTTCGTATTGGAGAATTTGTTGCTTAAATGTAGTTGCTAAGTTGTGAATGTTGTCATACGTTGATGCCGATGTATAGATTACATCTTCACCATCGCGGTTAACCAAGTCCACAATCAAAGGCTTCGGCTTTGGTGTGGTGGTACATAGAAGACGGGGTGCATCGCCTAATCGCATGCCAAATTGAATCATGTCCCATGCGTCATCAAGGTATTCCCAAGCTGCCAGCTCATCAAGCCAACCGCCATGAAACTGTGGGCCTCGAAATCTTGAAGGCTCCGAAGCCGGAATGCCTTTGATCAATGAGCCATTGATGAGGTAAATCTCATGTAAGCTTCGCGTGTAATGATCAATAATCTGCTCGGGTATGATGGACATAAGACCTGAGTCGCCCTCAAAGCATACGTCACGAACGTCCGATGACGTAGGTGCCGAGACCAACCACCGAGTCTTTGGCTTAGTCCAAGCTTCGTTCCAAGTCCACTCAGCAGCTGCACGCGTTTTGCCTGCGCCTCGACCTGCCAGCAAGAGCCAAACACGCCACCATTCGCCTTTAGGTGGTATTTGATGCGGGTTGGCAATGCGAAGCCATTTGATTCGCGCAGCCAATGCTGCTTGCTTTTCTGGAGTAAGTGTGTTGAGATGTGGCGTGTTGCGAATACGCTCAACAAACTTACTTTCCAGAGTTTGACTTAGCATCCTCTTGTCTCATGTTAAGCAGATCGTCAATCAGGCTTTGTGAAAAGTCCAAAGTCACGTCGTGTTGTATGGCTCCGCCGCCAGGTCCTGTGTGCTCAATCTTTGAGTTTTCACGGTACTCATTGGGGAACCTTGCCGACATGGACCGAGACCAAAGACCCGTGTTCAGTTTTGGCCCGCCTGGCGCTTCGACCACATGCTTATTGGCCAAGTCCTCCCAGTAAGCAAGCGCATAAAGACGTGCTTCTTCTAAAGCCGCCCGAAAATCGTCATGTGCACCTTCCCAGTTTTGAAGATTACGCCATCCGATGTTTAGTGTCGCAGCAATTTGCCAACGTGAAAAGCCTTGTTTGCCAAGAGGTGGAATCTTCTTACAAATTTCAGGATCATATTTTGTGGGGCGACCGAGATAGGCGCCGGATGGAGATTGCGTTTTGGTAACCATGCAAAACCCTTACGTTATGCAGTTAATATGGCGATGATTGTATTCAATTCTCATGCAGGATGTACATAATAATGGCTTAAGACGTGTTAAAGGCAAAATTACAAAGAAAATTACAACTCACCAAAACTCTTTTATATACGATGCACATATATATAAATATAAAAATATAAATTCTTATAGTAATATTGTAATTTTGTATCAATCCTTAAGAATCAAACACTTAGCGGTTACAAAACAGTAACCAAATT